ACGGCCGCTCTTCTTGCAGCCAGGCGTAATGCTGGCGCCCTGTCTCCCCGCTCATCGTGCGCAAGTAAGCCGGCAGGTGTATCTCGAACAGCCGGTCAATGCGCGTGATCTGCGGATATTTCCACGCCCAGTTCATCGTCCACACTTCGGCGTGTTCGGGGATCTCGTCGATATATTTCAGCGTCCGATTGGCAAAGCCGACCAGCGCCACGGTCTTGGGGAGTTGTGGAGGCGTCATTTACCTGGCCGAACAAGGGGGAGCGTGTAAGCTCCCCCTTGTTTCTTTGGTCGTTGGTTAGCCCTTGATCTCGTCCACCGAGGCCAGGTCGTAATCACTGGCCGGGTTGTAACGAGCGCGGCCGCCGAGGGCCAGTACGGCCACGTCGCCGCCGGCGGTGGCCAGCGTCATCACGCCGCGCACATAGCGGTAGCCCTCAGAGAGGTTTTCGGCCTCCACGTCCACCAGCACCTGCTTGTCGTTATCGCCGGTGGTGAGCTGGGTGATCGGCAGCACGCCGGTGGAAAGGTCCTGGGCGCTGCCCCCGGTGGAGGTCTTGGCTTCCTGGACCTTAAAGTTCAGGGTGCCGCTGGTGGCAATGACACCCGCCATCACCACGAACAACAGCTCCTGGAAATCCGACATATCGATCCAGTCAGTTTCCTCGTCGCTGGTGCTGTAGGCGTCAGGGTCGATCGTCCCGACCACGGCCAGGAGTTGGTGCAGCTTCTCGGTCATCTCTAGCTCCTTTGCCTAGTCGTTAGTCGTTGAAGTACACGAAGGGCGTCACGGTGTAGCTGCCCTGCGGGTCGGCCAGGGTGATCGGGCCGGGCAGCCAGGGCTGTCCGTCCAAGCGCTGATAGAAGCGCCATACACCCTTGTCCTGCTTGAAGGCCGCATGTTCGGAGAAAGCGATCTCCAGGCCGCGGCGCTCAAACAGCAGATACGCTTTCATATCGGCCAACACAACACAGCCGGAGTTGTCGTCCTGGGGCAGGTGCTCCGATTGGTGGACCTGCTTGCCCAGCAAGGGCAGGCCGATCACATTGCGGGCCGAGGCGTCGGCGTTCACGACGTAGGTGGTGTTGGTCAGGAAATCCAGGTCTGGGATGATGCCCGGATGGATGAACCAGTCGCCCATCGTCAGGTAGGTTTTGAAGCGGCTAACCATGTTGAGGGCGTCGGCCAATGCGAAGGTGCTGTTGGTGGTCGGGCTCACCCCGACTGCCGCAGCGGCATTCAGGATGCCGAGCGGCTCGCCGGCGCCGGTGCCGCGGAAAATGTAGTATTCCCGCCGGGCATCGATGGCCAGAGCGAACAGCGCGGTGAGCATGGTCTCCACCGCCATCGGGCTGTCGTTGATCAGTTCGTTGGACGCTTCCGTCCAGCCGCCGACCTTCTCGACGTTCCACTTGATCTGTTCCAGGCTGGCTTCGGTCTCGCTCAACTCGGCATTTTCGGCCGTGCGGCGCGCCACCATCCCACCGGCGTAGGCGCTGTCGCCCTGTCCGGCGGTCGGGGCGGTGAACTGGTTGAGCGCCGGCCACTCACCACGCGGGGAGTTCACCGGCACCACCGTCACCATATTGCGCAGGCGCGAGGCCTCGTTGCTGATCTTCAGCAGCGTGTTCTCGTACTCGGTCGGCACCATGTAGCCGCCGGCCGTCCCGCTGCCCTCGCCCATCGCCTTGCCTTCAGGGTCGATGGCCTTGAAAGAGCCGTAGATCTTGTTGAGGCGCTTGCTGTCGTTGCGCGCCACGGCCACCAGGAAGTCGCCGAACGATTTGTTGTCCGGGTCCGCCGCGCCGCCGTCCTGGCTGATGTAGCCGGCCTTGTTGATGGCAGGGCTGCCTTCGGCGTAGCGCAGCAGCTCCTGCATTTGTTCGCTGAATTTGTTCATCCGCTCTTCCAGCGAGGAGAGCGAAGGCTCGGTGGGCGTCTCGAATTCCGTACCCCGGAAGGCTAACGCCTTCTGCGGTTCGGAAAGCGTATCCGCCTCCACGCCCATCACGCCGGCGAATTGCGCCAGCAGTTCTTCGCGGGTCATAGTTTTCTCCTTGATTGAAATGGATTTTGAAGGCAAAGCCGCTGGCGTGGGCGCTGCGCTCGCACTCGAGGCCGGTTCCCCGGCATCCTCTGGCGACGCCTCTGGCTGTTGGCGCAGGGACTTGGCTAAAGATTTCAATGCGCCGACGACGTTCTCCGTCATCATGCGCGGCTCGGCCGGCATCACGGTCATGCTGTCCCGTCGCAGCGGCCACTTCACGATTTCCCCGTTCGATTTCTTTTCGATCTTGCCTGGCACCGCCTGGCTGCTGCTCCCCATCAGGCCAGCATCGATCAGCGGCTCCAGGAATTGCACGTATTTGTTACGGCGGTTCAGCACCCGCTCCACCCAAATGCCCAGGTTGTCGGCCTTCATCGTCGCCCAATCTACGCGCCCCAGGATGTCCTCCTGATCAGGCCCGACCCCGTCAATGGCTTTCCCCAGACCATGTTCGAAGTCTTCGTAGAGGGTGCCGGTGCGGGTGTAGTCGCTCTCGACCTCGGTCTCCGGCGTAAACCATTCCCCCTCGAGATCCTTGTGCTTCTCGTCGCCGAACAGGATCATATAATTGCCGACGCGCAGCTCGCTGTCGGTCTTGGCCAGCGACTTTATCGGGTTGCGCCCCGACTCAAGCACCTGGGCCTGGATGGATTTCGCCACCCAAGCGACCTCGCGCTCTACGGCCGCCCATTGGTCCCTCGGCGCAAAAAAGAATTCATCGTCCTGTTTGGAGTAGCTGACTGTGTAATATTCGCCCCCTTGCTCGACGATCACATGGTCGTCATAGATCTCCGCCACCCAGGTGTCGTTGGAACTGACCAGCTCAGCCGAACCCAGCGGGTACGCCTGGCGAAAGCCGCGGCGCACTGCATCCATTTGGTCGCCCAGGCTGATCGCTTTTTGTTTGGCCATACGGTCGTCTCCGTGTGGCGGGCAACAAAAAAGCCCGCCGATAGAGAGGCGAGCCTTGCGGCGGACCTCAAACTTATCGGCGGGCTTCGCTTACAGGTCGTGAGCAAAAAGCGGGCGACCCAACGCCTTGCAGCGTGGAAGCGGACCTAAACTGTATTCGGTTACCTAATCAAAGTATCAGCTTGATCGGGTTTTGTCAACTCGGCCGGGGCCTCTTTCAGGATGTCCTGGATCTCCGAGGCGATCAAAAGGCACACCCTGCGCACCAAACCGAGCAATCTCCTGGTCAAGGGGGTCATACCGCAGCTCGTGCAAATCCGGCAGTTTCGGCCATCTGGCGCGTATATAACCGGCGCCTACTCAGGTCCTGCGGCCTGCGTTCCAGCGGGCGTCCGGCTACAATGTCGTCGAGCACCTGATACATCAATTCCACACCCACCACCATCGAGCGGACGAAGAGCGTCTGTGGAGTCTCTCGCTCCCCTATATCCAGAGGGGCTGTAGCCACGATGTCGCCGGTGTCGATACGCGGTGCTACGAAATGGACCGTGGCCGCCCATCCGCTTGCCTTGTTGGCCATCCCCCAATAATGGCAATACAATCCGGCGTATTCGGGCAGCGGCGCCGGGTGCAGGTTCAGGCAGCGCCCCCCGAATTCTTCGATCGTGCGCTCCGAGATCAGCTCGACATTATTCACGCTGATCAACCAGGTCTCGGCCGGCCGCAATTCGAGACCAGCGATGTACTCGGCCACCCTGCGCGCCGGGCCGCCAGAGCCGATCACAGTGAATTCACTCACCAACAAGCTCCCCCTGTGGAACTCTGACGATCACTCTGATCGCAGATTTGCGCGGCCAGTTGGGCACCAGGATCGCCGAGCGCTGGGCGCCCACCAGCACGAGATCTGTCCAACAACGGCATCGGGGGTGAGCCGGGGCCCCGGAGATCGTCCATCCCTGGCTGCGCAATATGCCGTGGTTGGGCTCGCAGATCGGGCAGGCGCCGGCCTCGGTCCACCAGACACGATCGGTCTGCATTCCTTGCCGGCGCAGCTCATCCTCGTAGATGTCCACGCCGCGCTCGAACCCCCTGGTCACCTCGGTGCTGGCGATCATCGCGCCCCGCACAGGTCCATAGCGCGAGCTCATCTGCTGCACCAGGGTGGCGTAATCGATCTCGCCGTTGTAGTAGCGTTGGAGCCCGGCCTGCAGGGCCTGTTGGCTGGTGGCGTTGATATCGCGCACCAGCCCGAATCCGTAGGTGCTGGCCCAGTTCTCGCTCTGGCCGAGCACGACATCCCAATCCACGCCAACGCCCGTGTGCTCGATCGTGGAGAATGCGCCCTCCTCGCTCATCCGCTGCAGATCCGCCACCGCAAACCCGGCCATCAGCGCGATCCAGCCCTGCCACCAATCGTTGCCGGGGTCTTTGGGCTGTTGGGGGTCCAGCTCTTCGAGCAGCGAGCCATACTGCTCCTCGAACGTGCCGGCAAGCCAGGCTGCCCAACGCTCTTCGGCATCGTCCTTGAAGGGGCTGAGCGGATCCGTGCCACCGGACAGGTTTGTGCGGCCCGGCATCAGGGGTAGTCCTCCCATTCGGCGGCATTATGGAATATGCGCCGCACGTCCTCCGCCGTCTTGGCTGCCGCCAGCGAGGCGCCCAGGGACGCAGCCAGGGCCCGGTCGATCTTGTCCTCGTGGTTGAACGGCGCAGCTCCCGGCGTGCCTTTGATGGCCTTGCCTGCCTTTAATTGTTTGATGGCGTGCCGCTCCCAGGCCTCCAGCACCGATCGCTGTGGTGTTTCGCCGCGGTTGGCGCGCTCCGGGTTGCGATCGTCCTCTACCAGGCCGAATGTCGGCGCAGGGCGGAAGGCGCTCATCTGCGTTTCCCACTCGATGATCTTGGCCTCAAATTCCTCCCAGGTCATATTGGCAGGCAGGTCATATCCCAGGATCTGCATGGCCAGCACCGGCGGCGTTTTGCCGCGCACCAGGTTGACGTAGGCCGCCGAGCGCTCCACTTCCTCCTCCTGGAAGATCTCCATGGATTCGAACCGGAACTCCCAGCGCAGACCCAAAGGCGCAAATAGCTGCTCATTCCATACGTCCTGGATGAAGCGAGCTTCGTTGCGCACCGTCTTGCCCATGAAATGCAGGTCGTCCTGGCGGGCAGTTGCATAGTTGGCGGCCGAGGAAAACAGCAGCGATTGCGGGATACCCAGCGCAGTAGAAATGTCCTCGCGTTTCTCCTTGGTGAGCTCCACGTTGGCCAGCTCCTTGACTCCTTCGCCGACCACGGTCGGCTTCACCTCATCGGCTGCCACCACCTCTGTCGCGAAAGAGTTTTGCACCCCGCTGACCACCCGCTTCCACCACGATTTGAGCCGGTCCCGTTCGTCCTTCTTCGTGCCACGCGGCACCGCAAGGATCGTGGCCCGGATGGCGCCGCGCTTGAAGAACAGCGCCTCGAACTCGTCCATGTTCATCAGGACGCCGGCGGCCGCCGAGGCCGCCATCCCCGGAGAGGTCTCCGGAGGGCCGAGCTCTACGAATTCATCGGGTAGCCAGAAATGCACTACGTCCTCGATGGCCAGGTCTCGGCTTTCGCCGCCAACCTGGCGCTTGAATCCGGTCAATCCCTCGAGCCGGTCGATCTTGGGGTGGACGCTATTGGGCGTCAAATACCGCAAGGTCAGGTAGCGCATCCGATTGCGCTCGACGAATTGGTAAGCCCGCCCGGTTAGCGTCAGGCTGGCTTCGGTGAGGCCCAAGATGGCGCCGGGGTTCGGCAGCCAGCCGAGCCGGTTCTGGTAGTCGTCGCTGGTGTCATACTCGTTGTCGCCGTCCATGATGGCAAAGGGCAGCGACGAGATCGCCCCGGAGCGAAGATTGATGCCGCGGAACAGCCAGGGCACAGAGCGCCGCAGCTCGCGCATGTCTTCGATGCCGGCGTCGTGCCCGACAATAGCGCGCCAGGCCTCCGGAGGCAACTGGCTGAACGGGATGGCTTTGGCGCCATCGAATAATTTGTAGTCGTAGCTCATAGTTACCCCAGCAGCCAGTTTCCGGCCAGTTGCACTGCACCCACAAGGCACAGCGCGTAGCTATCGGCCCGGTCATCGTGATCGCCCTCAGGTGCCCGCAGCGTGCTGCCGTCGATACTCGACAACTGCACGTAGCTGGCGAACGAGTGGAGGATGGTGTCACCGTCGCGGAAGGCCTCGGCGGCGGTGGCGTACAGCAGTGCTTTGCCCTTGCTATTCGAGAGCCATCCGGCTTTGCCATCGTAACCCTCCAGGATGGACAGCTCCGAGTTATCCAACATCCAGGCGATGAAGGCATGGCCGTGGTTGTTGCGCTCCGGCAGCACGGCGGCCATGTTGTAGTAGGTGCCGAGTTGATCGACATAGCTGGCGAAGGTGGTGACCTCGAAGCGGCCCTCGATGACCGCCATCTCCTCGCCGCTCAGCACGTCGATCACTGTGCTGGCGCTCGGGTCGCTGCTAGGATTGCCCTCTGCCGGGTCGGCGCTGATCACATACTCACGGCCCGCCTCGGGCAGCGCGTAGATCTCCAATCCGGGGATAGCCGGGCAATCGGGAGGCGGCGCCGGCAGCGGCTCGCGCTCGTCGTAACATTTCTCGATCCAGGTCGGCGGGATGCGCTTGTCAAGTACCCGCGGAGATAGGGCCTCGGTATCCGTGGCCGGGTACTGCTCGTGCAGATCGTCGAGCGACCCGGTGCGGTTCTGGATCTCGTCTTTCTGCGTCTGGTACCAGGCGGCATCGCGAGCCGGGTGTGCCGTCCAGGGTAGGAAGATCGCCTTCCAGCCATTGAGCTTTTGCTTGGCGGCGCGATAAATGCGCTTGAACTCGGTATGCGGCTTCTTCTTATCCACGCGGGAGAGCAGCACCATGCGCCCCCCGTTGTCGATCGTGGGCTTGGTGGCGCGCATCAGGTTATTTTGGTCGGGCGCCAGGTCAAACTCGTCGGCGATCACCAGGGTGAATGAATAGCTATCACCGGCCGAGGTGGGGAAAGCCCGCGCCACCGAGCCGTTGCCGAGCTTCCACATCTTGGCGCTGGCCGTGGCGCTGCGTACCCGCTTCCGCATCCAGCCGGGCAGGCGGACATGCATCCCGCGCAGGCGCTCAGCGCTCAGCAGGTAGACCGCCTCAGTCTCCCGCCTGCTGAACACCCCGATCTCAGCCGCCGGGTGGAATACCATCAGCCACAACGCGTAGGCCAGTACCGTCCAGGTCATGCCGATCTGGCGGGCCTTGAGGATGATCACCAGCCGGTTGTCATGCAGCTCCCGCACCGCCCTCTGCTGGTCCGGCCACAGCGCGAACGGGATCCAGGTGCCCAGCACGGCATCATAGATCCTTACGTGGTGGCTGATAAAGTGCACCGGGTCCGCCTCGCAGGCTTCCCACTCGGTGCGCTGCGCCGCCGGGAGGCTCGGGTCCTTGGGCGCCGGCAGCCAGCGATCTAGATCGCGCTCGGCGCGCTCCAGGTCCCGTAGCGGGCTAAGATCCAGCATTGCTTTCCTCGTTGCGCTTGAGGCGCGCATCCAACATGCGTTTGGTGGTCTCGATACTGGAGAGCAGCTTGACCGCGCCGGCCACGGCATGGATGCCTTCCGCGTTGACGGCAAGGTTCTCCGGCGCCTTCTTAAGGTAGGCGATGCCGGCCAGGATGGCGCCGGGCAACTCCGAGGCCCATGCGCCCTCGAAGGTAAGCTTTTTATCGGCGACAAGTTGCGACAGTTGCTTGTCGCCGTCCAGGCGCGCCCGATAACGTTGGATGGTGCGCGTGGTCACTACCCATTTTTCGGAGGTGGGCTGGTCGCCAAAATAGGCAGCTTCTACCAGGATGGTGGCGGCGCGGTCGCGGTTGAAAGGGGCCATTTACTTCTCCGGAGACCAGATCGGCTCTTCGCCCAGCCTGCGGACCTGCTTAGCCAGGCGCACATAGCCCTTGTGGTACATCTCGATGGTGCGGTCTCGGATAGTCAGTTTCCCCTCCAGGTCGTCTACCCGGTCCTCAAGAGACCGGCGCTTATCTCGCTCCTCGTCCAGCTTGCCGGACAAGTTTGCGATCTGCGTCCCCTGATCAGCCAAGTTGCGCAGAAGCTGCTCGTAATTAGCGGCCTCTTTGTGGCGCAAGTCGGCCTCTGACAGCGGGCGCTCAACGCGGCCGAAACGCCACCACGCCAGCAGCCCGCCGCCCCCCATGAGGACACCTACGAATGCCAATAGCTCCTGCCAGTTGATTGCCAGCCAATCTGTCATGATGTCGCCTTGAGGCTGGTAGTTGCGTTACGCGCTATGTGGCTTTTCGCTCAGCCGTCACTGAGGCAAAGGCACGTCCGACCAATGGCTGGATGGCCCTTTCCCAGACCCAGTGATAGAGCGCTGCGAATATCGCAACCCCGGCCGCAACGGTCGCTTCGTCCATCGTATTTGCGTTTACCCCGCTGGACAAGTACGTGATGATGGCCACTGCCAGGCGGGCTTGGTCGCCGGTAGAAACCAGGCCGACCACACGCAAGAATGCCACGATGGCAAACACGCCCAAAGCGGGCACGGCGACTTCTGCGGGTATGGCCGCAAGGATCTCCCAAAGCTCAGCAATCGTTTCCATCTTTACTCCTTTACTGGTGAGTCGACTTAAACAAAAAACGGCGAGATAGCAAAATGGCCAGAAAATCTGGTCACCTTGCTGCCTCGCCGCGGTTGAACCGTGAGTGGGTCAGCGCGGGCCCGTACACCACTACCCGCATGCAGTTGTTAGCGGCAGTCTACTGCATCTGCCAGAAAACTGTCAAGCCGATGGGGGCTTAGCCTTCGGGCCGGGCTTCCTGACTTCGGCCTTCAAGCGATCGACCTCGGCATCGGGGATGGCGATACCTCTCCGTCCAAGCCGATAGGCAGTAACCCGCTTTTCCCTGATCAAGCGGTGAATAAAAGATGGGTCCTTGTATCGCAAGGCCTTGGCGCATTCTTCTGTAGAATGGAATCCGGGGAGTTTGGGCAAATCCTTCATAGCCCGAGTGTACTACAAATTAGTCCTTGACGCAAGACTAAATCCATTATACAATTTGGGAATTAGTCCTTATACAAAGACTGTTTGTCAACTACCTTGATTTTGATTGAATTGGAACACTCGTTCTATTACAATGATGGTTAAAGGGGAACCGGCCGGGATTGAGGCCCGGCCGGTTCTACGAACAACCAACTTGGCAGGAGGTGTCCGCATGTCTGATTATAGCCTATCCGCCCCATTACCTATGTCGTTTATGGACGACCTGGTTTCCCGTTTGACCGAGGAGCTGCGCGAGGAGCTGCACCGGCTCAAAGCGCCGCGGCGACTGGATGAGCTGGTGTGCTCCCTGAGCTTCTGCGCCTATTACGGCGCGCAGGCGCGTGACCGATCGGTTTCCCCGCAGCTCCAGGCAGATCTGCTGCCCGAGCTCGCCCGCGCCCTGATCTGTCTCGAGGCCGGCGATGAGTGAAGCCCTCGAGCAGCTTGGGATCGAACGCGCCGCCTGGGCGCGCTATGTGCCTGAAAGGCCCTGGATGGCGACCACAGTAAAGGCCTACAACTACATGTTCGGCCGCCTGGCAGACTGGCTCGAAACGAATGATCTTTGCCTGGCCGACTGTGGCGTGGCGGAACTGACCGACTTCCTCGACGATCAAGATTGGGGCTCCGCGCTGCGCAACAAGACCAGTGCCGTCCTGCGTCCCTTTGTGCGCTGGCACTATGGCTCCACCCACCCGCTGGCCAAGTGGACGGTCAACCGTGTACCGCCTCCGCCGCAGCGATACATGACCGAGGAGCAATTGGGCATTCTGCTTTCCAGCTTTGCGCCCGGGATCTCCCGCGGGAGTGGCGCCAATAACCGCTACATGGTCTGCGATACCGGCCACCGCCTGGGAATCCGCAACCTGGCCATCCTCTGCCTGCTGATCGACAGCGGTCTGCGTGCCTCGGAACTCTGCCGGCTGCAGATCCCGAGGATTGACCTCGAAAAAGGGCTGGCCACGGTGAGGGTGAAGGGCGGGCAATTCGGCTTCGGGTTCTTCTCCGAGACGACGGCCAGGGTTTTGCGCAACTGGCTAGACACCCGCGCAGAGTACGCCAGCGAGGAGAGCCGGGATTATTTGTTCATCGGCCTGATCTCGCAGAACACCGGTGGGTGCTTCAAGGCCGAAGGCCTGCGCAAGATGCTGCGCCAGCTCGGCAAGATCTCCGGCGTCGGCCCGCTGAGCCCGCACGATCTGCGCCGCTCCTTTGCGATCCTGACGCCCAAGCTAGGCGGCGCCGACGACTACGAGATGAAGCGCGCGGGCAACTGGAAAGACCTCAAGACCTATCACGACTACCGCCGCCACGAACAAATGACCTCCATCCGGCACAAGCTGATCATGAATTTCATTGGCGTTTCGGGGCTCTAGGTAAGATTGGCTCCAATCAAAAAGCCCCTCTCGGGTTGAGAAGGGCTTTTTGATAGCGCAGTTAGAATCTCAGTCGGTAACGCGCACCGGCTCGCCGAGCGGGAACTCGAACTGACGCGGCACCCAGTAGATGCCAGGGGCATAAACCTGCGTGCCGTGCTCCTGGTGGCGCAGCGGAGTCTCGACTGGCACTTCGGCGATCATTACCTTCACGTCTGCGCCGAATAGCGCTTGCAGGCGCTGCACGTCCACTTCGGTCGGGTCAAGCTCGGCGGCCGGCGCTTCGTACAGCTTCACGCCGGGCATGTCCAAGACATGGTGATGGCCGGTGCTTTCGCCCAACGCGATCTTGTTGCCTTTGATCGGCTTAGCGCTTTTGGGTAGCGCCGAGATCGGGCGCATTGCCACATCCCCATGCAGGCCGCCTTCGTTTGCTTGCTTCAGAACATCATCGCGGTACATACTTTCTCCTTGTCTATGTCCGAACCATACGGAAATATTGCTCGGTTGTCAAGCCCGGGTAGGTGGCCACCACAGCGTCCAGGGCGCTTTTAGCGTCCTGAGGCGGTGTGATCCAGTACCATTTATGGGAGCCATCCCTCTCGGGCGTCCCATTGCGCACGTGCAGCATCTTTAACTTTCCGCCATATGCCTCTTCCTCCAGTTCATATAGTTTGATCGCTTTGTCGGGATGATCGCGTAGGTAATCCTCGGGGGCAACTCCGTTGATCTTTGATAACCAGCCGGGCTCCAGTTGCCCAGGGTCGGCGATCTCGTCCATCAGTGTCGCGTTTTGGTCGGCGATCCACCTATCGAGCCCGAAGCGGTCGATCATCACGCGCCGAACTTCGGTGTTTTCTTCCGACTTTATATGGTCTGTTGTGATCCATTCGGGGCGGGTGACCACAAACGCGGGTACCAAGACCCCGTCCAGGAAGTACATATTTTCCACGTCCGATTCGACAGCCGCGTATTCTGGATTGTGTAATCGGCGCTGCCCATTGCTGCGGTCAACGTGCACCTTTGGTTTCGCCACCCAAAATAGGGTGTCTTTGGTCCAAAACAGCAACCACGCGCCTGAAACAAATGCCTCGAAAATCGGTTTCGCCCACCGATCAACTTCACCATTACTCATCTGGTTTGCTCCGATATGGGTTGTTGCCACATAAGACAATTCCCACCGCCAGACCCACCAGCCTCCCCCGTATTGGATACACCATGCCGCGAGTCTTCTGCGGGCGTCGAGGGCGTCGCGGGCGTCGAGGGCGGCGCGGGCGGCGCGGGCGCCGCGGGCGGCGCGGGCGGCGCGGGCGGCGCGGGCGTCGCGGGCGTCGCGGGCGTCGAGGGCGGCGCGGGCGGCGCGGGCGTCGCGGGCGTCGAGGGCGCCGCGGGCGTCGAGGGCGTCGAGGGCGTCG